CGTTGTTTAGCACGCTTATACCAAGTTGAAATTTTATAAGCTGATTTAACCTGTGATTCGGAATATTTAATCCCGTGTATATACCACTCTCTTGTTCCATTAGCCCACTCAACAGCTGGAAGGGCTTTGTCTCTGTGAAGTGTTCCATCTACATACCACCATTTATTTCCATTAGATCGTTCAATAGCGGGAAGCCCTTCATCCCTGTGGAGTTTCCCGTGTATGTACCAATATTTACTCCTATCAGCCACTTCGATAGCAGGAAGCCCTCCATCTCTGTGAAGTTTCCCGTGTATGTACCAACACTTTGTTCCACTAACGCAATCGATGGCAGGAAGATCGCCGTCACGGTGTAGTTTGTTATTTACCCACCATTCTTTGTCTCCACAACTAAATTCGATAGCTGGAAGCCCTCCTTCCCGATGACATTCTCCATTTACATACCAATATTTAGTATTGGTGATATGTTCGACGGCGGGTTTATCATTATCTCTATGTCGTTTGTCATTCAGATACCATTCTCGGCTACCATCGGCCATTATATAAAGACCATTTCTTTTTTCTTCAGACTCCATTTATATTTTTAAAAATGTAAATAGATTAAGATCACTTTTTATACTAACATATCCTTGTCATACTCTTGCAAAGCCTTTATTGCTTTCTTTCCTCCTATCTCGCTAGGGTGAAAATAGATAGGAGTCATTACCCTCCAAACAAGAAGAATAAACTGTCGTTGTTTCATACGTTTATACCAAGTCCCTACCTTCTCAACGGCTTTTACTTGGTCTTTAGTATATTTTATACCATTAACATACCATTCAGGACCGGTTAATATATGTGTTATTGCTGGTTTTCCTTTGGTTCGGTGGAGCTTTCCGAGTTTATACCAGCGTTGTTCGTAGGGTAAAATACTTGCGGGTTTGTCATCAGTTCGATGGAGCTTTCCGTGTATGTACCAATCTTGGCGAAGAAATCCATTTGTTAAGACGTGAGTCCAAGCTGGTTTATCATTATCTCGGTGAATTTTATCATCCTTGTACCATATATAAGTGCCATATTTCTTTCCTATATACGCTGGAAGGTCATCGTCTCGATGGAGTTTTTCATTCTTAAACCAACAGATTTCGTAGTCATTTTCAGTCTTGTAATATTTTGGTAGGTCCAAGTCCATTTATTTAAAAAATGTTAATAAAAGTTAAAAATCATTTAAATGAAGGGTGCTTTAAGACTGATTTACACTTGTGTATAGCCCAATTAACGAAGAACTAAATGATTTTTTAGCCTTTATTAAAGGGTAAAATAAGGCAATGACAACTCACTATATTGTATTCGATAATGAATGGATATCTTCTGAATCTGAGTCTGAATACGACGATGAATCTGATGACAATAATACAGAGTATATAGAGGCATTAGAACGGCTAAGAATGTATCAAGAAGATTTAGTGGAACGACGACATCAATTTGTGTATAAAGTCCGCACTGAATTAGCCTATACTATAGAAAAGAAGGAGAGACGAAGGAGATGGATTAGTAGGGCATTAATTGGAATGGAACAATATATGAATGGTAATAAAGACAGTCTTGATGCGTATAAATTTCGATGGGTGATAGCTGATGCAATAAAAACGATGAGACACTTGTATATAAACAGAAGGGCATTATATGCTCCAAAATTTATTCAGACAAATCCACTGCCATACAGGAGGAGAACGGTTCGACTAAAGGACATTCGAATAAAAATACCAGTTGTAACAATAATGGAGCCAATTTTTGAAGATACCATGGTCGAACTATAAACGTGGGTGATTAATGTTTTGTATAAAAAGTATATACAAAACACTATATTACGTGATTTACATCACGTGTTGTGACTAAATATAACCTTGTCTGGAATAAATGCCTACAACAGTTGAGATATATAAAGCTTCGACCAAGTCTGGAAAAAAGTTCAAGGTCGTGGTGGTGAAAAACGATGGCACTAAGAAGACGATTTCATTTGGAGCAAAAGGGATGAGTGATTATACAAAACATAAAGATAAGAGTCGAAAAGAGCTGTATATAGGACGACATAAAGCACAAGAAAAATGGGGAAAATCAGGCGTGATGACTGCTGGTTTTTGGTCTCGTTGGATTTTATGGAATAAACCGACCTTAGGAGGGTCAATAAAAGATACAGCTACTCGGTTTAATCTAACTATTCGCAACAAAACCAAAAGACTTAAATGAGTAAAAACTTAAACTACATCAAAGGTGGAATGTCAGACATATCAAAATATGTCACGACACTTCAGGCAGTTTTTCGAGGACGACGAGAGCGAAATCTTCACGTTGTTCGAGCTCGTATGAACTGTAAGACGGTATGTCCTTTTCAACGAACTCCTATTCAAGCTATTTCTATTATAATTAATACATTGTGCTTAACCAGCAAGGATACTGTATTAGATATTGGTTGTGGAGATGGGTCGGTTTTAATACAAATTGCCTTGCAAACAGGAGCAACTTGTATCGGTATAGAAATAGACTCAGTGTTATGTCAAACCGCCCAACGACTTGTATTAGAAAATAAAGTGAATCACTTGGTAAAAATTATAAACTCTGATATAGATGATGAAAACGATTTACCCAGAGACGTGGTTGATTTCACACAAGTTACGACTATCGTGTTATTCTTACTCCCTTCCTGTCTTGAAAATCTATATCACGTATTACAGGCTAAATGTACTATGAATCACATAAAAATAATAACATATAAATTTCCTATACCATGCGTTGCTCCCAACGCTATATATCCTGTTGATTTACGAGATAAGACAAGTGTTATATACACATACACTATAAACAACGACCGTAAATGATTTTTTACCGAGACTTTATAGACCTTTATATACATATGTTTTATACTATTCTACTAACAACTACAGTTACATTTTTCTTTCAAGTTATTATATTGAGCCTCACAATGGGGTTGTTTGGTTGTGGGAGGATTAATAAGATAGTTGGAGCTGTATTTACATCAGCTGTAATAGTAGCCTTGAATCCAATGATGGTTTTAGTTCATCCAGTGTTCGCACAAACATATTATAACTGGGCAAACACAGGGTGGATGTTATTGTTTTTACCAATGCTTCAGACACGCCCAACAGTTGCGTTTCAGGTTGCTATTTTAACGGCCATCATATGCGCTTTAGGGTTCGCCCAAGTCATTCCAATGGACTCACTGTTATTTGGGAACACAGTTGAGTTTGTAGTGTTTTTTGGATGGGCGTTAGGCCTTATGCATAGGCCAAAATATAGCAAACTCTATAAGAAGTTCAAGTAATGATGTAATTTTATATAAATCACAAATTATATAAAATACCCTAAGAACAGGGCAATGTCTTATACACTATTGGATGAAATTGAACCTATTTATTGTGTATTACTGTAAAAATGAATATTTCGTCTTTATTTATATCAATAAGCATAAATGGCCTTTCAGTCGTCTTTACATATGTTAGCAACCGTTGCTACTGCTATTAATCCAGCTCGATATATACACACGGCATTTAGACCTACTAATGTTTATGTCCTTGAGCTTGTTGGTGGAAAGTACTATGTTGGTACTACCAGCAATATTGCTATCAGATATCAACAACATCTTGATGGTCAAGGATCGTCTTGGACTCATAAATATCCCCCTATTAGTCTATTAAAAATATACCAAAACACGTCTCCTTTTGATGAAGACCGTATTACTAAAGAGTATATGGCCATTTATGGAATTGATAATGTTAGAGGTGGTTCGTACGTCAGACTCCAACTTTCCCCTGAAATCAAACAGAAAATTCAACGTGAGATTCGTGGGGCACTTGGTCTTTGTATTCAATGTGGAGAGGCAGGTCATTTTATAAGACATTGTCCTGTCTCGAAGTAGAATAGTTTAAATGATTTTTTAAAGTATCTTTAAGGTTACTTTTTAACAGAATGGATTCGGCTATAATTGTGCTTGTTATGTCTATGGGATATTGTTTGTTTATAACCTATATGATGTACTACTTGAAGGGGTATGTCGATAAATACAAGGAGTTTTTCAACAGGAATTTAAGGGAAATATCGCCTATATTGGCAACATGTCAAGAGGATATAAGTTCATTGACAAATAAATTCAACTTGTATCAACAGCATGTCCAGAGACTAACAAAAATGCTTAATGAACATGTGATGGATAAAGGAGTGAATAAAGAGTCGATAGTGGTGCTTGCTCGTGATGTAAAAGAGCTTGAAAACCGGTTGAATATTGCAGTGAACCGTAGTGCTGAAATCCTCAATCTTGTTATAAGCACAAATAAGACTGTTGATTCTATCGCAGATTCAGTGCTTATATTACAGGGAGAAGAAGGAGACAATATTTAGAAGTAGCATTAGGCTACAAAAACGTAGAATTTATATTTGTTTTTAATATAAATGAGTGCTCCTGATTACACTGAATACTATAAGGAGAAATATAAACAACAGGTGTTTGATCAGTTTGTATCACTAACTTTAGATACAATTTCATCAATTGACTTTTTAAAAAAATTAGAAATACACATATCAAAACCTTTGGATGACGACGGCATCATATGGCCGATTAAGGTTAATGTTAAGGTCAAGAAAACTAGAGCATCAAATACACGACCACCACCACTGCCACAGCCAAAAACTAGACAAGACCTTGTATTTCAAGTTGTTAATAATATAGCGAAGCCTGGTATATACCCTATATCAATGGGGGCGGCTCCAGGGAATCCAGGTAGTTCCGTTCATTATGTTGCAGTTCGAAAAGCTAACCCGTCAAATGCACTCGAGATGGATATTCAGCCCGATCAGCTCGTAATGGCTAATGGTTATTCAGATAATCTGGTTGATGACATATTATATGATTTGGAGAATCTTGTTCTCCATATAAAGGAGGGTAAGGTGGAATCTCCTAAGGATTTCGAAGGCCTAACCAAATATTTATCCGAATTGAAGGCCAATAAGAATAGGTTTATTGGGTTGGGAATTCAAGAAGACGGGTCGCATGGAATGTGTCAGATGGCAGCCCTAATGTTTTTCAGGGATGAATACGAATCATTAGTACCTGCACGATCGTTACAGGATGATTTTAAAGAGAATGAAATAGCGGGATTTCACTATTTAAACTATTTAATCGGAGAATATCCTTATGTAAATATCAAATGGACTTTAGAAGAGTTATTATCAGACTATTTTAAAAACATTCCTAACGCACCTCAACTATTTGACGAAATTGGGTTGAAACCAATAATAGAGACTAAGACTAAATCCCGATATGTCTTATCAGACATTATTAATATGATTTTACATGAAAATAATACAGAGCTGTTTCGCAGATGGTCTTTTAATCAAGATGTACATCCCCCAAGCCGTGGACTAGCTCCTCGATCTCCAATTGGTGCCGCTGCCGCACGCCGGCCTCGATCTCCAATTGATGCCGAACAGGCAGCTCGTAACGTGCGTGCCCGTACGATGCGGCGACAATCTGTTCGTAGGGCGGAAGATGGAGGAAGGGGGGTGTATCATAGTTCCAGAGCCGATATTGAGACTCAGTTAATAGATGGTATTAATAACTCCAATTGTATTATACTATAAACTCCTCTGTCAGACAAGGTAATTTTGTGATAATTGATTTTTTCCAGAATATTAGTAAGTAAGCTAAACTTTATGGGGTATACTGCTGTCAAACGTCTTTGTGCCCATTTTACACCAACTAATCTAATACACCTGAACAAGGCCAGAAGACACCTAGTGCCTGACTTGGTGTGTATGGATAAGCTTGTTATGATTAGTAATGCTAGTTTCAAGCACGAATCTCCTGTGTGTCCTATGGCTTCGGTGACTATTTTGAATAATTGTTCTCCTGAATTTGTTAAAGGAGCATTAACTCATTATAAGTATCCGTTGTTAAAGGTGATTTATGTGGATTCAAATCCTAAGTCAACTGAGTTCTTAAAAGACTTGGTATCAAACAACCATTATCCAACTGTGTATATGACGGAGAATTTTATATATGATTTGTCTCCGATAGATCCCTTTATTTCCCCATTGTCTATAGAAGCATATAAAGAGTATTTACAAGGTTTGCTCTTGAGACGACCGACGTTTTACTAAGCAGTAAGAGCCTGAGATGTCTTAAAATGTATATGTAAGTGTACATTTTAAATTAGTCTATAATACAGAGTCAAAATTCATAACAGCCCGAACAGTGTATGTTTGAAGCATAAGGTCAAATCGACTTGGATTTTTCATCGTTCTTATTGAAGCTTGATACAGTATATAGTTGCCATTCTCCATTGTATATATAATTTTAGCTTTAGTGTCAATAATTGTTTCATAGCCAATAAGATAGACAAGTCGATACTTATTCATTACAAGTTCATACTTGCGGAATTGGTCTTCATTAAAGTCCTTGATATTAAGCTTACATTCGTATATAGTTCCAGTAGGAATACAGATAGCGTCAAATATACATTTTTCGTATTTAAATTGCACACCAATGTCGTCTCCGTATTTAGTCTTGAGTAGTTCAACCCAAAACGATTCTTGTCTAAGGGAACGTTGTTTTGCAATGTTAAAGGATTGCGCACCTTTGTATTCTAACCCTCCTTCCTTTTTGATGTCTTCAATAATATATGGAATATTTGGAAGGTCATATGCAGACAGAAATTCCTTGAACTCCTCTCGTCTAAGACCTGTTTCTTTTTCAAACGTCTGAAGCCATTTTACAGGGGCTTTTATATCATATATATTTTCACAGTCTTCTCTGTCTTTGATTTTATCTTTGAGAGTATCAATAGTTTTAATATAGTATGTGTAGCATGTGATTTCGTTTTCTGATAACGGTAAGGTAATATCGGAGGGAGATTTGAGGTTGAAATACTTATATCTTCTTAAGAAAGGGTCATTAGGGTTGATATCAGGACTAAGAAATGATATGATAGGATTGTAGTCTTTTACACGGTTATAAAGATATTCGTATTGTTCCCTAAACCAGTTTTGTTCTGGTAGAAGAAGCCATTTACAATAACTACGATCTCTAAGGACATTAGTGAGTGTTTTTCCTTTGTATTTTCCAAAGGTAATTGTGTCTTGAGATAATGTTGATGCCATTTATTATATTAGCTTGTCTTTAAGGCAGGGGGTTTATGAAAAGCGTGTATTCCTCAGAGCCCAGAGAGCTTGAGGGGATTGCATTTGAGAATTGAATGGGCGTTGAGCTGGCATTTTTCCTTCGAAGATAGGAGGAGTATTTGTTACTGGAATAGGTGCAATAATAGGAATAGAAGCTCCCTTAGCACCATAATCCGGTATAGTTGAGTAGTGGCAAGGGCAACCTGCACGAACACTACTACGTCTATATTCCGAGTTCATTTATTATATTAGCTTATAGTTTTTATTTTGCTTTATATAAATGGCCGAACAAAAACTGGCAAGTGATGAAATAGAAAAAATGTTAAGAGAAACAGGGGTTGGTGTGCGTACTTCAGGAAGCACTGCTTCTGCCCTACGGTATATTGACGAAAATTTTGGCGATGATAGTTCTTCTCAAAGTAGCGCGTCGAAAAAATCTGAAGAATCTGAAGAATCGAGCCCTCGAGTAAGAGAATCTACAAGAGATACCGAACCATCAGCGGGGGCAAAATGGGCCGAGTTTTCCAGAACACAAAGGAGAGAGGCAATTAGGACAGAAGGGCCACGGCGAATACCAGCTGGTCCTACAGTAAATAAGATATTACGAGAACTTGAGATAAACGACACAGATACAGCCAATTCTGTATTAACGAGATTTGCTTCTACCCTTTCCACCGAGGAAGAAAAAGGAGGAATAATAGATGCTAATGTTAATTTTTTGAGTGGGTTAATACATTCATATCTTTCTGTGCCAGAAGCAAACGACTTGATACAGTATATATATGAAATAATCATTGAGGCTAGACAGGATGCTTTGCACGATATAGATAGAACTGATAACATTTTAGCAGGAATTATTGAGGCTAAAAGAAGACTGATAAATGACAAATTAAATATAATCACATCGAAAAAACAAAGACCAGTTGGTGGTGTTAATCTCGACTTAATTAGAAAAAATGCTGAAATAATACGTAGGAAAAAACAAGCTGAAGAGTTGAAAAGAGTAGAACAACAAAGACGACAAGCACTTGAGAAGAGTTTTATACGGCGAGCGGCTACACTTGCTAAGGCAAAAGTAACCGGTTCATCACCCTCTAAAGAAGAGACTAAGGCAGATATACCCAGTGTTTTACCGATTATACCAGAGGTAGTCAGTCAGCATGAACCACCAAGGGATAGGGGATTGTTGTATGCACTTATATTAAATGTAACCAGAGAACAAGCACGAGAAGCACAACATGCGGAGGGTGCGAGAGAAGTTGCTCAAGGGAAGGCAGTTCCAACATTACCAGGTAGCGTGATAGACCAAGGTAGATATATAGAAATAGAAGAGGCTAAAAGTCGTAGAAAGTGTGAAAAGTGTGAAGAGTTTGGAGTATATACGTATGATGGAAAGAAGCGAGTATGTCGCTGTTTAAAACACTTGGCAAAATTACGTATTTAATAATTTAAAATTATAGGATTTCTATAATTTTAAAACCCAGCCCGTTTCAGTTTATTTATAATGAACGATTCTATGTCAGGGTGTTTTACAGTGTATGGCACTCGGATAAGAGTAATGCCATTTTGTTCGCACATAATGTTCTTCATATAATCCCTGTATTTTACGTTGTCAAACGCCTCTTTGTTTTTATGAAAGTATGGAATATACTTGAAATGTGGTTCTCCGTCATATTCACACCCTATTTTTAACTCTTCATTAAAGCAGTCTATTTCCAGATTAACTTTCCCTCCTGTAACAGGGTTGTTTAAAAAGTTTGGTCTCTTCTTATTAAAAGGTCGATTAAAATACTTTTGTAATACTCTTCGACACTCGAGTTCGCCTTTACTTTCTCTAACTCGTTTATTAGGCGAACGGAATTCAGGAGAAACAGGGAGAAGTGCTGGCGCAGGTGAAAAATCCCACCAAGACCCGCTACTCCAGCTTCCATCTTCGCCCTTACACCAGTTGTAAATTCCAAAGCCGATTAAGAGTATGATACATGTTACTACAAATAATTCGTATTTATGATCCGTCCATATACTATGAATGGTTTTGACCTTAGTTAGGAAGCTCATATCTATCTTTATTATATATCCTTATTTTTAATTAAGTATTCAGAAAACTTCCTTGTATTCGTCAGGCACATTTACACCCATTCTTAACACAAGAGAAAAAACGACCTATCCCCTTCTCAATAGAAATTACTACTTGTTTCTTATCTACTTGAATAAAGGCATCAATCAAGGGAGGAACTGCCACAGAAATCAGTGTTTGGACTTGAGGAGGAGTATTGAAATGTTGCAATAGTTTATTAACAACTCGACTAACAATCAGCTTCTTTTGAGGACCAGAAAGAGAAGGAACTTGTTCTACAAGTTGCATGAGTTGAAGCACGATTTGAGCTACATTCTCGGCGGTAATTCCTTCTGTTGGTAGAGTATATATGACTTGTGTGAATAAGGTATCCACGGTATTAGTAATCGAAAGAACAGTGGAGGGACTATCTGGGATAGGTTTAAAAGTTGTATCAGACATTTATTAAGGTCAATACCTTCTTTAAATATATTAACAATTTCAGCATATACACCCTTTACCAAAGTATTTTGTCTTTTTTGACAGGCCGTCGATTTCGTCTTTAATAGCTTTGATTACAGTATCAATAACGAAGGGCACTGTTGTGTTGATAATATTTTTAACTTCAGAAGAAGCGCCAAGAGCATCAGCTCCTCGATTTATAACATCCAGAACAAGTTCTTTCCTCTCCAGTCCTGCCAGATTAGGAATCTTTTCTACAATTTCCATAAGATGGACGACTATAGGGACAATATTCGCTGTAGTCAATGGAGCTCCTCCAAGGATATATAAAAACTCATTATATACCTTACGGGCTGGGTTAGTTATACTCTGAACACCTGCAGACGGTTTAACAGGGTTTGCCATTTTTATTAATGATAACAATCTTTAATTTAACAAACTGTTTAAACTATTCTTTGTATATATAAATGGACCCGTTCGAAGACTATGACGACGATCGCCCTGAGTTTGCTGTCGGGTATAAAGAACGTCAGAATTACAACATGCTTGGAACCTCTCTCAGGTGTGCAAATCTTAGAATAGGAGCAGGCAAAGACGAAATAAGGAGACAAGCCTTTGCAATGTCTAATGACCCATATACTGTGTTTGCCTGTACCGTTGAAGCTATTTTCAAATCAATGTTAAAGGATATGAGTGATGATGAAGCTCTTCGAGGAATCGACATGGAAGCAGTTGATGAGATGACTAATCTTTCCGATCATATGGAAAAAGTCGAATTCAAAAATCCTACTGCTTATATCCTTGGGTATATTGCATTTACAAGGGAGGCTGAATTAACAGTAGAATCGTTAGAATACGTTGTTAATGACCTACTACCATACGTCTCTGATAAGTCAGTTAAACCTATTGATATTGTTAGATACGCAAGACTGGTATCTAACTTGAAAATGAAATGATATACTTTTGTCAAACACGAATATACCTACTTAATCTCTTCATATACTTCCCCCAATATTCAGACATCTGCTCCGGTTGAATTATATTTATAGGCACATACCCTTCTTTATACTTGAAAAGCTTATCTGTATTAGGCTTACCATCATTTGCGATGGTAATCCCATCTATATGACTTATCTTTCCATCAGCTATCTCTATATCTGTGGTTAAAATAGTCTTAAACAACAAAGCTATACAAATAATAGACAACAATGACTTTGCGTCATGTAAAGACATTTCGTGCTTATGTTTAAGGTCTATTACATATTTCTCCAGTAACACGTCTTTAGAATATTTCTTCCGAATCGACGTCCATTGCGCCTTAGAATCAGGAGTGCTATAAAACTCCTTCTTCTTCGACTCTGTCTCCGTATAAGACATCAAACCCATCCTATCCGTAAACAACGCATACACCTCACGGAATAAAAGATCTACTGGCTTCTTCTCTATCTTGTAACTAAACCCTTTTCCCTTGTAATTACAACACAAAAATCCCTTGGAAATATACGCTCCATAAGGAGTTCGACCATAGGCAAGATCATTGAAAATACTCGTCCAATAGGCGTCAGTCGTAAAGGAACAACACTCTAAAAAAACAGGATATAGTAATTCGTCTGATCTCATGCTTGCTTATTTTATATATATACTAATAGACTCTTAAATTAACTGCTAAATTATACCGCATTCGTATCTAACAATTTTTTAATCAATAAACCACATACGATTATTAGTATCAAAATTATGATGTAAAATGGCATATTGTCACACCTATAAAACTTAGAACATATAGGACAACAAGCTATATGATCCGCCACCGCAATACACGTGGGAGAATTAGCCGGCATCTTACTACCAAGACTTTTACATTCCTCAGCCGGAGGAGTTCCTGTCGCTACTGCAGGAGGTTGCTCTTCAGCATTCTGCTTATACTGAATAGCTTGGGCAGGCTGGCCGTACGGCTGACCGTATTGTATCGCAGGAGCATACTGAGCACTTGGCGGCTGACCATAAAAATACCGCTCAAAATTCTCCGCAGTTGGCTGACCTACCATACCACTCTGATTTGGAGGAAGATGACGACCTCGTATAAACTTACGCTCTATATCAGGCTTAGTTGGCTGAGTAGGAGGTATATTATAAGGACCGAAACCGTCGCCTGATATGTCCGATAATTCAGGCAACTGATCTATCGGTGTCGTATTCTGTTGGCGATACATCTCTTTATTACCGAAAATATATTTTACAAACACTATTATATTCACTCTCTTTGATGTTATTTAAACGAGTGGTTCAAGGGTAATAAATGGCAACAACTGAAGATGGAACTATTTTCATCAAAGAACTCAACCTTGAAATGATTGATCCTTCAACTAAAAACGCCAACATAGAGAAACAAGGTGGCTCAAAAACAGTCGTGCTAGGAAAACCCGGAACTGGAAAAACTACCCTTATCGGCTCTCTATTGTATGCTAAAAAACATATATTCGCCGCCGGTGTCGCTATGAGCGGTTCGGAAGACAGTAACCATACCTATAAAAATATTTTTCCAAGTCTATTCGTTCATAACGAATATAACCCTGCCCGGATCGAAGACTTTATCGCTCGCCAAAAAATTGCCAAACAACACCTCGAATGCCCTTGGGCTGTACTACTTTTGGATGACTGCACAGATGACCCCTCCATCTTCAACACCAAACTACAACAAAAACTATTCAAACTAGGACGCCACTATAAAATGTGGTATATCCTCTCTCTTCAATATGCTATGGACGTTAGACCTCATATCCGTGTCAATGTCGACAACGTTTTCATTCTACGAGAACCCTCCGTAAAAATTCGACGTGTTATCTGGGAAAACTACGCAAGTATTATCCCTGATTTTACCCTGTTCTGTACTATTATGGATAGTCTTACCGATGATTACACCGCATTATATATCCATAACGCATCTAGGACTAATGAATGGCAAGACTGTGTGTTTTGGTATAAAGCCACTCCAGCACCATCCAGCTTCAAATTTGGAAGTCCTGATTACTGGAAATTCCACGAAACAAGGTTTAACCCCGATTACGTGGATCCGCTCGGCATATAACCTCCCTAACAAACTATAAAGATGAAATATAAACATATTTCACCTTAAATCCAACACCAAATTATCGATAATTACACTACGGACAGAGCTCCTAACTGTTTGACAAATTTAGAACTGTTATGAGGCAGTGTTTTAATCTCATCTCTCCCTGTATAATAAGACTTGGTTAAGGTTTCATATAATTTGGGGTCTCCCAACTTCTGTGCTTGCTCTGCTTTTGCCGTTTTAACATGGGCATCTATCGATTTTATATGCTTGTTAAACCCTTGAATACTACATTCAATCAATTTTAAAGCATTTAAATCCTTTATTGTCTTCCCAGACAAATCCTTATATCTAAAAACCTTTCTACTTGAATCAGTACATATATACCCCTTGCTTCCATTGCCATCTATAAGCTTATTCTTATACAAAGCGTCAGCAAAACCCGTTTGACCATTTTCGATATGTTGATAAGTTAAAAACTCCATACTATCAGACTTTGATAACGCCTCCATATCTAACAACATGGTTATACTATAATTAATCGTTTGACAACCAATATTTACCTCTCTCCCCTCTACATTTCCATATATATTAATAATATTCGAACAACCCCCTGTCTTGTCGCCTTCTGATTGTATTGAATGATTACATACAGTCAAATGTCGCTTAAGATTCGATAAGGTCGAATACTCTTTATTACACGATGGACACTTATAAATCAACCGTTTAACCACAGAATCTCCTTGTTTTGCAATACAATATTTCGACGTCTGTTGATGCCGTTTAAGACACTTTTTAGATGATAGAACAGCCTTGCAAAAACAACAATTCATTTATAACTATATATAATATCTTTAAATTTACTCTTCAATTACCCTTATAAATTCTCACATATAAATTACCCAGAATAACGGGTCAATTGTAACAATTTATAAAATGATGAACTCTTCCAACGGCGACATATAAATTACCCACAATAACAGGGTCAAATGTAACGATTTATAGATGATGCTCCCGGATGCTCCCATCAAGTCCGACATATAAATTACCCACAATAACAGGGTCAAATGTAACGATTTATAAAATGATGCTCCCGAATGCTCCCTATAAAATTGCCCCATTCTTAGTAGGGAAAATTTAGCGCTAGGGGAGCATCATTTTTTGTGTGTGTGTGATCACGTACATGGCCCCAACCAAATTCAAAAAAAACCAAAAGGAGAGTTATAAATTTAAATCACATGTAACAACTCTCCTTTTCGAAAATTTATTTTAATCACTAACTCCAACACGCTTTAAAAAAATTTTACAACCTATTATGTTTTTAAAATTTTTTAAAAGGGAGAGTTGATTAAAAATCGACTTTATACCTTGTTTCATAACGTCTTAAAAAACCCCCTGATATTCAACCATCTTTACTGCTTTATTTAATTTAAATAAAACACTATAAATACTCTATCCGATTTATCGGATACTCACCTTTCAACTGCCCATCATAAAACATATAACGAACTGTCAAGTATGGATTAACCTCAAAAAACCTATGACGATCTCGTATGATACGACCCACTATCTTAACCAACTCAACATACCTCTTATTAATATCCACATTATCAACCCCATTATCATAACGATGCGGATTAAAACGAATAAAATGAACACCTTGCCCATACTCCGAATGAATATTCACCATACGATCACTCTCACATTTTTTTAACCTACCACGGTGCTGATTTTCGTCGTTTTCAACTATCAAAATACCATACCCCAAATCAAACACGAAGTCCGGCCTCTCCTTTATACAACCACTCACCTGTGGAATAGCATCTCTTATAAACCCCACTGAAAACCTCGCCTTATTAAAGACTATCTCCATCTCGTTTTCAGATAATTTTTGCCTACTAGAATGCTTTACAGTACAACTATCCAAACATAACCCTTCTTCATCTACAATACAATCTGATAACATACACCCCTTGCACACATTCACAAACGATGACGTATATCCCACCGGATAATGACCGAAACTATCACAAAACTCAAATGGAAAATTACCACTCTTCGATCTTATAGCAATCTGCTTACACTTAGGATATTTACACCTTGTAACCCTCCATTCACTCTTTTTATCAACATGCTTAGAACAATGAATTTTCCCTGTTAAATGAGTGCCGAAACGAGGCTGACTTTTACAGTCATTAAAGCGACATTTTTTATTTTTGACATCCAACATACCTTCTTCTTTGTGTTTAAAACAAAATACAGGTTTTCCCAATTTGAGACCAAAATTAGGTATGCTTTTACAACCATCAAATCGACATTTTTTTGTTCTGACATTCAGCATACCTTTTTCCTTATGTTTAGAACAAAATATTGGTTTTCCCAATTCGAGGCCGAAAGTAGGCTGATATTTACAACCGTCAAAGCGACATTTTTTATTTTTGACATCCAGCATACCTTCCTCCTTATGTTTAGAGCAAAATACAGGTTTTCCCAATTCAAGACCAAAATAAGGCTGATTTTTACAACCATCAAAGCGACATTTTTTATGTTTAACATCCAGCATACCCTCTTCCTTATGTTTAGAACAAAATAATGCTTTACCCCATTCGAGACCGAAATAAGGTATGCTTTTACAACCATCAAAGCGACATTTTTTATGTTTAACATCCAGCATACCTTCTTCTTTGTGTTTAGCACAAGATATCGGTTTTCCCCATTCGAAACCAAAGGTAGGCTGACTTTTACAGTCATTAAATGGGCATTTTTTATTTTTGACATCCAACATACCCTCTTCCTTATGTTTAGAACAAAATACAGGTTTTCCCAATTCGAGACCGAAATAAGGATGAATTTTACAACCGTCAAATAGACATTTTTGTGACATGTTTTGAATACAAATATAATAAATTTGTATTTAATCATTTTGTTCGTTAGGGAGGTTATAGAGTGTTTGATAGAGTGGTTCGTTGTTCTAGGGTTAATTGAGTTGGAAATTCTACTTTAAATTTAAGTTTAAAATCTGAACCTGAAATCATGCCACGATCTTTGACGACAAATTCTGACTTATCGGAGATAATAAGGCCGGTAGTGTTGATGTTGATATCTGCGCCGGTAGGGTGTTTGATATTTTCAATATATCCGACTAAGGCTTGTTTAAGGGTGATAGTTTTTGTGTATATAATATTATAGTTTTCAAGGGTGAAAAGAGGGTGTGGTATGGTGTTGATATGGATAATACAGTCTCCGAATTTTCCAGCTTCGGATTGGTGACCTACTCCTTTGAAATGAATGGTAGAATTCATGCACATTTCAGGTTGAAGGTTGAGGATGATAGTGTCATCTTTAGTGGAAAAACCATTGGAGCAATTTTTGATAGAGCATTGTTTGTAGATTTTTCCGTTGTTACAAGAGGAGCATTTTTCTGTGGTTTGGTGTATGAATATACCTAGGTTGACTATAACTGCGACAAATCCGTTGCCGTTGCATCTGGGGCAGTTTGTTGAGGTTTGAGAGCAGGAGTTGCATTTTATTTTTCTTGAGTATTTGATTTGGAGTTGTTGGCGGAGGGTAAGTTGTTCGATGGAGACGTCATTATGTAGGTGAATAGGAGGGGGGGTTGGGTTAAGTTTTTCGGCAACAAATGAGCCGAACATTTTAGCAAAGGGGTTAGATAGGTTCATTTCTTTCATAAGATTGGAGAATAGGTCACCGGTGAGATCAGGGGTGTTTGAAGGGGTAGAGCCGTGGAGGTCATATTGTTGTCTTAGTTGAGGGTCTTGAAGAGTTTCATATGCTTGCGAGAGTTTTTTGAATTCTTCTTCATTTCCGCCTTTATCAGGGTGTTTGATAAGAGCGAGTCGTCTATAAGCTTTTTTTATTTCGATAGAAGAAGCAGAAGGCGATATTTCGAGTCGTTCGTAGTATTCTGTTTCTTTTACCATTTATAGATGATTCCGAGTCGTTTAAATCTCCTGTAAACAAGGTGTGTTAAAGATTGTCTCATGTAATAATAAATATGGCAACGACCAAGTATTTGGAATTGGATTCGACCTATAGAGATCGGGTTAAATGGCCTTCGCCTGCGCAGTTTGAGGTTCAAATAGCTCAATCAGGAGTGAAAAATAAGGACAATGCTGTAGATCCGGTGTGTTTATCTGCTCCTATAAATGTCTGGAAAGGTAATGCGTTTGCTACAGCGGGAAGTTCAACGGTGGTGGTGGATAAAGCGGGGACTACGGCTACTGTGGGTGCGGGTTCGGCTGGGTTGAAAATATATGTAAAGCCTAAGACAGGGGCATTACAACCGACTGAGAATTATTATGTTGGAGCTATTATTAGTTGGACGACGGCGACTTTGGGTACAGATTTTAAGAGGATTATAGGATATAAGGCGATATCAGTTGATGGTGCTGGAGTAGTGACAGATGCAATGTTTGAGATGGATACTGATTTGTATATTGGGTGGAGTACGGGGACGGCATTTACTATATCTGATCCGACGGATTTCGTAGCGACTACTAGTCCGTATATATTTGTTCCGGTTGGAAGAGGTGGTGATAATGCTTATTATGGTTCTTACATATATAATCAGACGGTAGGTGAGTATCGAGCTATTACATCTTATGACGGGACTACTCATATTGCTCAGATTGAATCGTCGGGAACGGCGGCGGTTGGATCGGGTATAGTAACAGGTTGGTCGGCTACAGATGTGTTTTGTATTCGTAAGGAGATTCCATTGTTTGTAGGGACGGCGACGATTGCGGCGGCAACTCCCACGACAGTGGTGCTAAGTGCGTTGGCGAGTACGACAGATAATGCTTATAAGAACTTTTTCTTAAGACAGTATTCAACGACGGATCCTTCTGTGAATGTGATGAGACGGATTACTGCGTATGATGGAGCGACACAGACAGCAACCGTTCATCCTGCGTTTGGAGGTGCGTATGTGGCAGGTCCTATTGAGGTGCTTCAGTTTTCGTATGATAATGCAACTCCGTTCACTTATACAAGTGGGTTTATAGGTCAGCAAGAGGAGGTATGTTATGAGTTGGAGTTGACTGATCTTGTATTGCCAAATATAGCTCTTCAGTCTGGGTATGGTTCATTAACTGCATTTTATCCGTATTTATATGTAGAGTTGCGAAATACGACAGGAAGTTCTGCTGGAAATAAGAATACTTTATGTTCAAACAATCCGAATTCAAGTAAGATGTTATTTAGAGTGGCAATAGATGATATAGCTAATCCACGAGATCAGGCGTTTATAACGTTGAGAAGTAGTTCGGTTCATACGATTAAATTTAAGGCGAATGATTCTATGCGATTTGGAGTGTATCTTCCTGATGGTTCTGTTTTTAGTACAATTCGTTCTGAATACTATTCTCCCTTGCCGGCGAATTCTATAGTTCAAGTAAGTGCAAATTTCAGTCTTAAGCGCGTGCAGGGGTGATGGCAATCTATCAATTTATGTATTCAATATGAATACATATTTTAAAGACCACAGGAATAGTATTAAATGACTGACGTAATAGACCGATTGGCTTACTTTAAAAATTGGGCTAAAGTTATAGAGGAATGTAATCGAGTTAATATGTCAAATTTGGGTATTTTACTTGGGAGAATAGTTGGTGGTAATAGATCCAAGGTATATGAGCGGTCATCTGTGTCTGTGTTAGCGGATACAACGCCGATTGTAGAGAAGGTTGTGTTAGGGAAAGAAGAGATTAGTTTATCAACGATGTCGAGAGCGAGGCGAGTTATGTTGTATTGTAATTGGTTGAAATCTCAAGACTTGTGTTTGCTTTGGAACAAGATGAGTAAAAATGGAGATATGAAATGGGGGAATATAGAGATAGTATGGGAGGAGCCGGCGGATTATTATGTTGTTATAAATTCACCTCCTGTTGGAACTCCGGCCTTGCCGAAAGACAGGACCTTGGTGTTTCAGATGGAGCCTCAGATGGCAACAAGACCTGTTATGTGGGGTGATTGGGCGAATCCTAGTCCAAAAGAATGGGCGTATGTATCTCGTCATCATGATGAGCATAACAACATTGAGTGGCATTTAGGGAAAATGTATCAGCAGTTAGTGAGTGAGCCTGTAATTAAAGACGAATCATTGTCTGGTATTGTGTCGGCTGTTTTGTCGTCAAAGTATATAGATGTAGGTCATATTAAGCGGGTGGATTTTGTAAAGTTTGTAGAGAAGAAAACAGACGAACAAGGGGGGATGTTGATACCTTTTCATGTGTTTGGAGATAATACCTTTATATGGAAGAACTACAAAGGTTCATTGCCCTACCATTGTAAAAATGACGCTCTTTTTCCGTATAAATATACTTTTAATGCTGAAAACTATGATGGTGCTGGGTATTTTACTGAGAAGCTTATAGATGGAATACTAGCAGAAACTCTAGTATTTTATTGGGGGTGTTTTAATGTTAATCAATGGATAGATGAGAAGGCGTTTGTTCGTCTTGATCTGAATGATTTCGAAGGTAGTTTCAAGACTATTCAACAGGCAATTTCGGAAGATTGGCATACTCAACGACTGCCTTATATTAAGAAGGCTAAATTGAAGGTGTTAAATGAGCTTCAGTTTTTTCCACGGTTAGACAAAATTATACACATGATAGAGAATCCGGCAAAATAATTCAGTTATACCATAACAGGCCAAATTAGTTTGTCAATAGTATGAATCATTCCATTTGAGAGGAGAATGTCCTTCTCAAGAATCTTAGTGTCGTTATTTACATACACAGTGTTGTCGGGTCCAACGGTGATGAACAATTTATTGTATTGGTTCATAGTGTTATATCTTGATGCTTTATTGTCCTCTATTAATTGGCATGGAATAATTCTTCTGATGGTAAGTGATTGAATAATGGTTCTTGCAGTGCAATCATCCATATTAATAAACACACTTTCATCTACATCAGTCAGAGATGTATCAAGAGGTACAAATAGGGTAAAATCAGCTTGGGGATCGTTATAGATACCATCCAGCTTGGCAAGGCGGATCATAAAAGCCATTCGAGTCATATCGTCTCTACTGGCGATATATCCCATAAGCGAGTTTGGAGTATATGATTTAACAGGATAAGGACCTCGAATATCCGGTATCCTATACATATGACTAAAGTCCGTGGGTTGGCAATAAGGACCAATTGATGTCATTTATATTTTAAGAAATATAAATTTTAAATAAGGGGATTTTTACTTGAAGATCTTTCAAGAAGTTTGGTCTTTACAATTTATCTAGTTTGCCAAATAAGTCTTTACCAGAGTGTCCAGATTTGCCCGATACACTAGAAACTACAGTGCTAGGACTAGGACTCGGGTTATATGGGGTAGATTTTCTTCTACGAACAGACGATTTCCGGTAATTTAGTCGAATAGGACTAGACGAACTCGCCGGACTAGATGGGATAGATAAGTTTGCTTTCGGAACAGACACTTGTGTTGTTATCGGAATCGCAGAAGATGTCTCTGTGCCTGTGCTCGATGAACCAAACCAAGCAGACCAATTAGACCATATATAATAAAAAATAGATAGACCGGCAATTGCCCATAGAATAGTTGGTATGTATGCCTTCCAATCATCTGTTGTTACAGGAGTTGGAGCAGGTGGCGGAGGGATAGAAGGGGGATTAGGTTGAGACGGGATTTCTATTGTATTGATAGTTACATCTACTTCAACTGCTTCAACAGCTTTCAGAAGTAAATAAAAACTTTGATATTCTCCTTTGTCATATGTTATTTCTCCTCTGAATTCACCCTGTTCGTTTGATTTTTTATACTGAATAGAAGGGTCATTGTCAAGTTGAGTTTGGCTTACAACGACTCCTTCAAATTGTTTTCCATTTGAACTCTTAATAGAGAACGAACTTTTAAAGGAAAGAAGGGGTCCATTGATATCAATCAGTTGTTTGATAGGGCCAAGCGTATACTTAGTCATATTTATGACTAACTATACAAATCTTTAACTAACAATAGAAATAATATAATCTATTGTACGTTTATTTCCAAGTCTTCTTGCGACTCTTGCGACTCTTGCGACTCTTGCGACTCTTACGACTCTTGCGACTCTTGCGACTCTTGCGACTCTTGCGACTCTTGCGACTCTTACGACTCTTGCGACTCTTGTGACTCTTGCGGGACTTCCGAGTCTTCTTCGACTTACGACTCTTGCGGGACTTCCGAGTCTTCTTCGACTTACGACTCTTGCGGGACTTCCGAGTCTTCTTCGACTTACGACTCTTGCGGGACTTGCGGGTCTTCTTCGACTTGCGGGACTTCCGAGCCTTCTTCGACTTGCGGGACTTCCGACCCTTCTTCGACTTGCGGGACTTCCGAGCCTTCTTCGACTTACGACTTTTGCGGGACTTCTTCGACTTGCGGGACTTGCGGGCCTTCTTCGACTTACGACTTTTGCGGGACTTCCGAGACCGACCATTGTCTGAACTGTTACCTATCGCTAATTTAGGTCTGGATTGTTTTCTACGACGAGATCGGCATTTCCGACGTTCGGATTTAGCCTTGGACCCGATACGTGTATATGATCTAACACGACCTCCGCTACATTTCTTTAGACGACATCTTTTCGTTTTTTTGTCTCTAGTCTGGCTTTTATTACACGGTTTGCGAACTTTCCGAGTTCTAATTACTTGGGGAAGTTCCTCTTCCTCATCTCCAACAGTTAAAGGACGGGAGCATTTGGTCGGATACCCTTTGATGTTAGTTCGTCGCTCATATTTACCACGACATTTCCTAAGACGGCATAATTGGTCTTTGGAATCCCATATCCGATATGGTGGGCAAACCACTCTGCATTGGCCGGTTTGATGGCTTCTTCTTTGCCATGGTTTATCACATTTTCTGGAAGGTGAGTTGGAATCGACCAACGCAATATTTATATCATCATTTGATGGAATCGGTTCAGATCCTGGAATATTTTCAATTAGAACATGTTCAAGGCTCATTTTTTTTATAATATAAGAGTTTTTTTTATTAAGCAAATTCACGATAAATATACATTGCTCTTTTGCTTGGTGGGTATTGGTTTATTCGAACAGCCCGTTCATCTGTGTCAATTTTAGCTATTTTAATAGTTTCATCGAAAGTGTTTTGGACAAGTACTATCGTATCTTTTGTGAAAGTATAATCATCTGGAAAGTTAATTTCTATGGCATCAATGATGTTTAGAACGGATTGGACGGGTAGATTGTCTTTCTGTCTGTTTTTGCGGGTCATTTTTGCCGATATAACATCGTGGAACACACCGCCTATACATCTGGCATACAAGAAGAGAGAGCATAGAAGTAGTTCATAATTGACACCTTTAGGTTGGCAGAATTGGCTAACTTCTGTTAAAGCAGAGTGTATATCAGCAATGAATTGTCGGACAGCTTCTTCTCTGGTTTCGGGGTTAGTGTATAATGTTTTAACTGTTCTGGCTGAATCAACAAGTTTTTTAAGAACATACATATTGTAAAATGGAGAGCTGTTTTCAGTCTCGATTTTAACCCATTCTTTAATGAAGGCTGAGAATGGGCTGACTATATTTGAGTAGTCTTGTTCTGAGAATGGGAGTGTTTCAAGTGTTTGAATGATATCGACGCAATATGGATGATATTGATAGAATAGATAGGAGTCTAGGGTATATCCTTCGACCATGTCAACAACATATTGGCATGCGTTGGTTGAGTCTAAATCCCATCCACTGTCTGATTCGACTTTCATTCCTGAGAACATATTTCGGATGATTCTAACAAGGCGTTTTATGGTGACTGAGTCATAGTTATGTTCTTCGAGGTCGGTGGCGATAGTTAAAAGGAATAGACGAGGATCTGCGCACCAGTCGAATCTATCGCTTGTGAATCCTACATCTGTGAATGACATGCTGGCCCATGCGGGAGATCCAATGGCTGTATTGACAAACGAGTATCCGTAGTCTATAATAACGGGGTATTTTCCATATGTTGGGACATAGTGTATATTTGTGGGGCTAAGAGCGTAGAGGACCACGAGATTCGGGTCGCATTTTCTTAGCATAATATTATTGGAATGGAGGTCATAATGGACGAAGTCTATTTTATTTTGGGCGATGTTAATAGCGTGTAGAACTTGTTTAATAGTTGAGAATACCTTGTTTTCAGGGAGTTTTTGGTTGCGAATATGGTTATAGAGTTTAAAGCTCTTTTGGATATATTCATACATGACAACATCACAAGTCAAAGGGTATTTGCCCTTGATAAGAAATGGGTTGGAAACAGTTCGATATCGAGGGTCAATTTTGCACCTGACAATTCCAACTGTTCTTCCAAAATGTATGGAGAAAGGGTATAGTTTATTAATTTCTGTTGCGACCATATTTTCGTGTTCTCCCAAGTAGTTGATATATAGGGAGAGTTTAAACACAACCTGTAGTCCGTCTTTAGTTTTAAGTAGGCCTGCAATTCCTTGTTTTCCTTTTTTAAAAATTTTAGTAAGAGTGAGCCACGACATTAGTGGTTTTTCTTTGTTTGTTTTAATTAAATTTACAAGTGTGTTAAAGGTTGAATTTTCGCTTTCTCGAAATGAGTCCATTTATAAGGCATCTCCACTTGTTTAAACCTGTTCGGAAAATTAATGTTTAAACGTATAGTATATGTAATAATAATGAGCTTGATTCGAGTGGCAAGTTTTGACATTGGTAAGAAGAATTTTGCTTTTTGTATAGAGGAGTTTGACCCTATACAATTACGGGGGATTTTAAGACCGTCTTATATAATGAGATATAGAGCTGATGGGACACCTTCGGAGAGTTTTAGTAAGTCTCTTGAATTAGTGTATAAAAATGGGAGAGTGATACTTTTTAAGAATTCAGATATAACAAAGGGGGCGAAGGTTGGTTCTTATATAGATCCTGAGTTGTTTCAGAATATGTATGATTTATTGGATGAGTATGTAGAAGAGTGGGATATGTGTTCCACGTTTGTTATAGAACAGCAGATGAGTTTTGGAAAGGCGAGAAATCCATTAGCACTAAAGCTGGGTCAGCATTGTTATTCGTATTTCGTGTTTAAATACGGGAGATTTAAAACAGTAGTTGAATGGCCTGCGTATCATAAAACACAGGTTCTTGGAGCTGGAAAAACAAAAGCGAAGACAAAGAAAGGGAAGGTAAAGTGGAATACTCTTGGAAAGACTGCTAGGAAGAAATGGGCTGTTATTCAGGCGAGGAAGATATTGAGTTTAAGAGATGATAAAAGTATGGTCGAGGTGTTGGAGCAGGCACGAAAGAGAGATGATTTGGCGGATACACTTTGTCAGTTACAGAGTTATAAATATTTGACATATGTTTAAAAATATAACTAAAGAGATAAATGACACAGCGAGTTGAATCTGATTTATCGATATTAAAGGAGTTTTGTGAGGCGAAAAAATCAGTATCAACCTTGTCATCTGAGTTATTGAATTTATCTCCTACAACTCAAAGTTTAATGGTAAAAGCAGCCTTGTATGTTCTTGAAACAAATTCAGTAAGATTGCAGAGTGATATAAAGCTTAGAATAAAGGTGCGATTAGTTTTACAAGTTTTAGGTAATGTATCGACATTGAGTGTCTTGTTCCAGCCGTACCCGTTATATTGGGTTGGAAACAGTTGTTATTTGGATAGTGTGTTAGTAGGGTTGTTAATGGTTCCAACTCAGTTTATAGATAATACAATATTGAATTCTGACGTGGTATTAGCTAAAAATGTGTCATGCGAGGATAACGTCCAAGTGCGTTATCGAATTCAAAATGAGTTGAAGCTAATTACATCTTATCTAAGAGAGGGAAGTCCGTTGAAAGATATGCGAAAAACTTGTTTAGATTTACGCCAAATCCTGAAGGGATGTCCTGTTGAAGAACAATATTGGGATTCTTCTCCGAGAGATGCTGGTGAATTCTTGACTTATTTGATTAGTATGTTCCCCACAGATAGAGATACAATTGTTAAACGAATAACTTCAGTCTCTAATGATGGGGAAAATTTCATAGATAAAGAGAAAACGGTTGAAAGGAATCATTCAGTGGTAATTCAATTGGATGTGCATGTGATAGACCGATATCTGAGTCGTAAGTTCAAGACGATGTTGTTGAGTGTTTTTTGTCATACAACAACTATAGACACGTTTTCAGCTGAAAATTTGGTTAAGCGAAATGGTTTTTCGTATTCTATGAAGAAGGAGGTTTTGAGAGTAGAAGATAGTCCTTATTTAATTTTTAAGTTTGATAGAGTAAGACGTGCTGGAGGTAGCGTGGTAAGCTTCGTATCTACTTCTATTATTCCAGATCAGAACATATATTTACCGCCTGTTTCTGTGCCTTTTGTTCGTCGATTGACATTAACTGCGATTGTGTGTTGGGAGTCGGGTCATTATGTGTGTTATTTTAAGTTGGGTTTAGTTTGGTTTTTATACAATGATACCGATGAGAGTAGTCGTATCAAGACTATAGGTGGGTATATTGATATGTTAAAACAAAAGAAATGGTCAATTATGTCAAATGGGGTATTATATTTTTATACGGACACAACTGGTTACGGTATGATTTAAAGACGCTACCTATGATGATTAAATGAATGAACAAGACGGATATTTTGGAAATAGATACATCAATAAAAAAACGGTTTCAAGAAGACGAGGATAAGCTGTTAGAGTATAAGACAAGGTTAGAAGACTTGAATGCGATCCGTTTAAAAAAGGACCTGCCTACGAGACTGTTAGGCAGTCTGGATTCAAATATATCTACGTTAGAAACAAAGATAGCTGATATAGAGACTAAAGAGACACTGAATTATTATATAGCAGATACAGCCGTCTTGGTGGAGGAATATTTAGCTATTCTTAAGACACCTATTAAAGTGTCTTTTACAGGGAAAGCGAACACTTTCAGCAAAGAGAAAGCTGAGATTGAGAATAGATTTTTTAAAGTAGCTTCCAAGTATATGGATGTTGATATTAGTCCATCTACTAAGAAGAAGAAACAAATATGCTCGTTTTGTGGGGGCAAAACTTTTGAAATAACAGATGATAACATTTATGTATGTGTAGATTGTTCTGCTGAGCAATCAACCATAACATACTCGACGTCTTACAAAGACGCTAGTAGAGTGAATTTAGCCACGAAGTTTACATATGCTCGAAACATTCATTTTAGAGACTGTGTTAATCAGTATCAAGGGAAGCAGAACAGCACAATTGAAGATGATGTATATACAAAACTTGAAGAGTTGTTTGAGTCGTTTAGACTGTTAGAAAAAGGCCCTGACAAGTATAAGAATATAACTAAAGAGCATATAATGTTGTTCTTGAAAGACCTTGGTTATACTAAGCATTATGAAAATGTCAATCTGATTCATTATACGATAACAGGAGTAAAGCTTGACGACATTTCACATCTTGAAGACCAACTGATGGACGATTTTGATACACTTGTTAATCTATATGATACAATGTATAAAAACATATCAAGGAAGAACTTTATAAATTCACAGTATGTTTTATACCATCTTTTAATGCGTCATAAACACCCGTGTAAGAAGGAAGACTTTACAATTTTAAAAACAATAGACCGTGAGTTGTTTCATGACGAGATTTGTAAAACCTTGTTTGAGACATTAGGGTGGAATTTTTCAAGCGCTTTTTAGCCCTTGTATATGGGGAAAATGAGTTTTATTAAAAGGAGGAAAGAAAGCAATAAAGGCGTTGGAAGAGTATGCCGAGGAGATTTTAACACAATAAAAATGATTTTTAGGGCTTGTTTTTTATATAAAAGTATAAATGACTACTGGTATAAAAACAAATTCACATGGGGATAAAAGGTGGTATATCGGTGGTAAATATCATAGAGAAGGAGGGCTTCCTGCTGTTGAATTGGCAGATGGAACAAAAAGATGGTATATGAATGGAAAACTTCATAGAGAAGGAGGGCTTCCTGCTATTGAACAGGCTGACGAAGCTAAATTTTGGTATATAAACGATAAACTTCATAGAGACGAAGGGCTTCCTGTGATTGAATTGACAGATGGACATAAAGAGTGGCGGGTGAATGGAGAACTTCATAGAGAAGGAGGACTTCCTGCTATTGAATGGGCGAATGGAGATAAGGAATGGTGGGTAAATGGAAAACGTCATAGAGAAGGAGGGTTTCCTGCGATTGAAAAGGCTAATGGAACTAAACTTTGGTATATAAACGATGAACTTCATAGAGAAGGGGGACTTCCTGCGGTAAAATGGGCTAATGGGAGTGAGTGGTGGTATGTTCGTGGAATTCAATATTCCGAAACAAAGGTTAAATCAGCCCTGAAAGTTTCTGCTTGGTATAAGCGTATGAAACAAAGGGAGTTTGTTCTTCTTGTCTGGAGAATAATGACTCCTATCTATTTCCATCCTAACGAAGTAGGAGGAAAGAAAGCAATAAAGGCATTGGAAGAGTATGACGATGAGATTTTAACACAATAAAAATGATTTTTAGGGCTTGTTTTTTATATAAAAGTATAAATGACTACTGGTATAAAAACAAA